TATGGCAACTAAGAGGGCCGCTGTTGAGGCTGGTAAGAAAGCTTTAGCTAGTGGTGCAACACAGCAAGCTGCAAAGGAAGCTGGTGAAGAGGCCGCTAAGATGGCGGCTAAACGATTTGCTGCAGAGGGCGTTAAGAACCCAGTGTCTGCTAAGATCCGTAGACAGGCCGCACGTAGAGAGCGTGAAATCTTTTTGTTAGAAGCTAAGAAGAGAGCCAGAAAAGAGGTTCTAAAGAAGCAAGCTGCAAAAGACAACAAGAAAGTCTTAATGGGAACAACTGCCCTAGACTCTACCTTTGCTGTTATGCACGATGTTACTCTACAAAACACCCTACTAAAGGCTGGGGCACAGCAAGACTATAACCTAGTTCAGACAGGGTTTAGTTCTGTTCTTGGTGGGATAGGTGGTGCTACTCAGTTACTATTTGGTCGAGCGGCTGGTAAGTCTGGGTTATCTGATTCTGATATATTAGTTGAGTCAGCTAGAGCTAGAACTGAATCCCGGGAAGGTATTGATGAGGCAGCAAGACAGCTATCAGCAAGACAGGCGGCTAAACAGATAAAACTTAGTGAGGAAGCGGCAAAGGATGCTGCAGCAATCATTATGGAGAAAGCTAGGGCTTGGGATGTAAAGGTAGAGGCTGGCAAGGATAGCTTCGATGATGTTCCTACATCTGTAGATTTCATAAAAGATATGATGCTTGGCCCTGATGGTGATGGTAAGGGTGGTCTTGTAAAGCTATTTAAAGATCAGGGTCTAAAGTTACCCAAAGGTTTTACTGTCTCTGATGTAATGACTTCTGTTGTACAGTCAATGTCTCAGGAAGAACTAAAGAAGATTAACAGATCCTTAGAACCTAAAGGTTTTACTCTTGGTCAGACTACGGAGTTAGCTACAAGCTTAGGTGACTTACTAGCTATTGAAATCCGTAAGGGTGGTCAGGTTCTAAATGTAATGTCTCAGGTTCGTAAGACTTTAGATGCAGCTAATTTACACGGTCATCAGTTAATTGAAGGTCAGGCTGGAACTATCAAAGCATTAGATGATGAAGCTAAGAAGGCTAAGAAAGCTAGGGTAGGTCAGTATGGACAGAACCTATGGCGTAGGATGCTTGTATCATCACCTGCTACTACTGCAGTAAACGTTCTAGGCTTTGGTCAGTTTTATGTTGGTCAGTCATTAGCAGACCTTTTCTCCGCTACAGGAAGTACAATGTATGGACTTGCTAAGGGTGGAACTAGAACTGAGGCTGGTAGAGAATCTTTACGTGTGGCTAAGATCTATATGCAGATACAGTCTCAGAAGATTCGTAACTTACTAGACCCCTACACAACTCACGACACATATATGCAGTTTCTGAATGAGAATAAAGACCTTAGAAGCATTCTGTTTGAGAGCTATACTGGTGGTGTTGAACGTAGTGGTAAACGGTATGGGATTGACCCTGACAGTGCTTGGTTTAAGAGGGCAGAGGCTTTAGCAGATGGGTCTAATAGGCTTACTGGTGTTAAGCTACAGGATACATTTACTAAGTCACAGATGTACATCACTGAGATGGACAAGTGGTTAAGACTTAACAAGGGCGTTACCCTAGAGGAAACACTAAAGAAAGGTGATCTGTCAGTCATTGATGATGATGTGATTGGTGGCGCTCTAGATACGACTATGAAGTCAGTTTTTGCTAAGGACTACACCACAGAAGACCAGTTGCTTAATGCAGCGGCTAAACAGGTGGAGAACTTCTCTAACATACCTGTCATTGGTACGATCTTACCCTTTGGTCGGTTCTTTAATAACACCCTAGCTACGGCCTACCAGTGGAGTGTAGGTGGTATGGTTGAGGGTGCATCAGCTATTATGAAGAAAGAGAAACGTAACATCAAAACAGTAGAGGCTTTCTCTAGGAGTTTGGTTGGTTTCTCGTCTTTAAAGTTAGCGATGGAATACGATGAGAGAAAGCGTGAGAAGGGTTATGCTTGGCATCATATGGATACTGGTGGCGGTAAGGTTATTGACGCTAAGAATATGTTCCCGGTATCTCTGTGGCTTGCTGTAGGACGCGCTGGTAACTTATCTAAAAATGGTGAGACTGTACCAAGGGATCTTATCGAAGATGTTACTGCACAGTTAGCTGTAGGCCAGTTCGCTAGAGATCTACAGTTTGGTAATGATTTGTACAATATGTTTGACGTTCTGTATAACCAAGAAGAGGGGGCTAGACAGGCTTCATTCAATGCTCTGTATAAACAGGGTGGTAATATCTTAGCTGGCTTTACACGCCCACTAGATGCTCTGAATAAGATGGTTGGATTTATAAACGACTCAGATACAGCTAAGGATGTTAGGCAAGAGAAAGGCTTCTCTACCTTCACTGTAGGGGCATCAAAGTATGTAGATAACTTACTGGAAATCTTTAGTGATAAGATTGATGGGATTACTGGTGAGGAACTTAGAGTAGCTACAAGAGAGGGAAAGATTAAAGATGCTAACCCTATCCTAAGAATTATGGGTATAACTCAGGTTCCTACTAGGACGGGTGTAGAGAAAGCTTACTCTATGGCAGAGGCACATCCTTGGAAGGCTAACGAAAGAAGCCAGATACCTGCATACGATAAAATCTTAAATGAGGTTGTTGTTCCACTATTTGAGGAAAGGGTACTAGACGTTATAGGAAGTGATAGCTGGAAGAACGCTAGTGTCAATACAAGAAGAGTTCAATTAAATAGTATAAAAAATGATGTTAAGTCTCAGGTAAGGAAACACTTGCTCACAACGGATCTTCCAGAGGGTTCTATAAATGCCCTACGAAGAAAGGCTACAGTTACTGGTTCTCGTGAAGAGAGAGCAGAGGCTAGGAAGTTCTTGAAGGAACGATTTGGATGGGATGGTAATATAGGTGAACTAGGGAATGATCCAGAATCCCTAGAGATACTACAAACATATTTTTCTTTTATAAGTGTTTACCGTAAAGAAAACAAAAGATAATAAAAAGAGGGGGCTTTTCGGCCCCCTTTTATTTTAGTTTAAATAGTTCTGCAGCAAACCGTGATATAGTAGCAACGTCATCAAGCCTCTCTAATGCCCTCTCTCTTGGGCGTGAATCATAGAGATGACTTTCTATATGACGTTTAGCAGGTAGTAACAAGGTAACTAATTCATCATAAAACTTTTCCTGCTTGGCCTTTGTGAGCCTTTTGGCTTCTTCTTCTATACCCATACTTATGCACTTTCTGGTACTTGGAAACAATACGTTTTAGCTGTAGCTGATGGCCCCGGTTTTGAATCTTCTAAGCGAGTTTCCATTTTAGAACCTACCTCACTACAAGACGCACGATCCATAAACAAACCATTAAAGGCGTGTACTTGTACCTTCCCTTCAAACATCATAACTAACAGCAAAGCATACATTAGAACCAGCCCATTACTTGATCTACAAGAGGTGGAACATACTCAGCTGCTAAGTTAACCACTTCACCAACAACCACCATACCGATAGTTGCGACTGCCATAAATTCAATACCTGTCATTTTATTCCCTTTCAAGGAGTTGTTTTAGTTCCTGATAACCACCTATGCAGTTACCATCTTGATCCCAAATTTGTGGAACCGTCTTTATACCAGACTTTTTGAATAAGTCAAGTACCCATTTAGAGTCATTGAGAGAATAGTAGTTAACTGTGTAACCATTATCTCTCAACAGACCCATAGCCTTTGAACAGTGAGGGCAGTCTACCCGCCCCACTAGAGTGTAAATACCGTTTGCCATTAGGTTATATCCACTATTTCGCAAGAGTCACCTGTACAAGCCATAGTTTGACTTCCTGCAGTATTATCTTCGTTCTCATACTCTGAAAGTTCTGACCAGTTAATATCTTTTGGCATAGCTGATAGCAACTCTTCATACTCTTCCTTAGTGCAGTCCTGATACGGAGCTTGCTGATAAGTATGATCTGTGTGTGGCAAGAAAGACACACCTGACATTTCATCAAAGTGCTTATACACAAATGCACCCACATCCATCCACTCAGAGTCACGTACCGATATAGTCACACTTGGCTTATGCTCACACCAATGACGCTGATACGTTAGCCAAGTCTCTAGTTGCTCAATGGCAGTCATATCATTACGAGTAACAGCACCCTCTGGTGACTTAACTGGGAAGCTAAACACTGTAGTAGTGTCACCCTTCATCACACAAGGTTCATTAGGAACACCCTTATCTTTCATAAACTGCGTCAAGGGATCTTTATTATCACCACGCACAGTACGGATATAATAGGCACTATGGCGAGCGTGAATCCCAGAGGCTGAATCCACCAACTGGGAGACCGTTCCCGATGGTTTGACGCAGCTAATTGCAGTGCTATGAGGTATACCAAGGCGGTCAGCCCATTCAGCATTAGTAGCAACAGCCACATTTCTAAGGTGGTCAAGAGTTTTCTCCAATCCAGCGTTTGCTGATGTCATAAGAGGGTTGTCCATTATTCCCGTAAGTGACACACCAAGCAACCGCTCTTCTTCTGTGTTGTTTGCCCACACCTTTCGCAAGTAGGGAAACTTTGTGTAGGATGATTGAATGGTTCCCAGAATCGTAGCCATACGAACCTTTCTTTCCAGATCTGTAATAGTATCTGTAGCACGTACAACTACCTCTGTTAAGTTGCAGAATTGATATGGGCGCAAAATTATTTCGCTGCAGGGGTTAGTACCAAAGTCGTAATTACTATCCCTTCGGTTATATTTCTCAGCCTGTTTCTTACTTGCTTGGCGATTAAAGATTCCACGCTCACCTGACTTAGACTCAACTAATGCCATCCACTCACGCATAAACGTTTCCATATCAGGCTTTTCAGTGTAACTAACGCTATTATTAGCTAAGGCTCTCCAACTAGCAGTCTCCCACCACTGACCTGACTTAGCGTGACGCATACGATCATCACTCAGGTTAGACAGAGAAATCATAGCACTACGGCGTACACCACCAACTACAACAATCTGACCAATGAAGCACATAAGATCGTGACACTCAACGCTGGATAGCTTACGTCCCTGTGAGTTCTTAAACGTAGTGATAGCAAAGTTAAATAGTTCTACTAGAGGCGCTGGGCCACTAGCTCTACCACCAAACGTCTTAAGCCTAGCACCTGCAGGACGTACACGAGAAACATCCCACTTAGGGATCTCACCAGCCCAGAGGAGTGCAAGAACTTGACGGAACGCCTTAGCCCAACCCTCTTTACTGTCCTTGACAACGACAACAGTATCGCTATCGAACAACTCAGGAACTTCTGGGAGTTTACTGATATACTGCCTCTCGACGGAGAATCCGACACCAGTACCACACAAGAGAATGTACATAGCCTCATCGAAGGACTTAGGGTCATCTACGGGTAAGTAACTACAGTTATACCCGGCAGTGTTGTCTCTGTCAAGTGCTGGCCCTGCAGTCATAATAGCTCGCATAGATGGCATAACTTCTAGGTTCATAATAGCTTCACTAATACGCTTAACATAGCTATCTTTACCCGTCTTAGGGTGTACTACGTTATCAACATATCGCTGAACTGTGTCACCCCAAGTCTCACGCCCCTGACCGTCATAGTACTTGGCGTATCGTGACAGAGCAATGAAGCTCTGGTAGTCTGTTGGTAGATAGTTATTCATCGATTGTCTCCTGATCCCTTTAAAACACCACGCTGCTCTCTATCGTCAAGCTTTTCCATATTCATTTCCATAGTCTTTTGTAGATTACCACCAAAGATATTTGATAAGGCCGTTACATAAAATAGTACATCACCTAACTCTTTCAAGATATCTTCATCACTAAATTTACCTTTATCTCTAAATACCTTCTTGATCTTTTCAGCCACTTCACCTGCTTCACCACATAGACCTAAAGTGTTTTCTAATAAACGCTCCCTACCTTTAGTGAAAACCTTATCCTCAACAAACTGACTGTAAAATCTAACAGGGTCTTTATTGTAGTCAGGGCTGTTCTGAAACATATCAAAATATCCGAATGCTTCTAGATCTGTCTCGTTAATCATTGCCGTTCCTTTATATTTAAGTTTTCTAATTTAATTGCCTCTGAGTCATAGAACAAGTCTTTGATGTAATCATAAACATCTTCCTCGTGAGCTTCCTCTACAGAGGACAGGATGTGATTGTCTTCATCAAGTTTAAGAAGAAAAGTTATACTAAACTTTCTCATTTATGTTTTCCTTTATAGTTTTCAATTAACCAACCAAGATACACTTGAGCCTTTTCTAAATCTTCTAAACCATTTTTATACTCGTGACGCCAAACGTATTTCAGTACATTGCCAGCCATATAAGCACTAGTACCATCCATCTTACAAGTCATTGCGCGTATAGCTTCGATACACTCTATACCTGCCTGATTGTAATGAACTGGCTTACTTACTGGGTTGTGACCCGTTACTGGTGGCTCTTTCTTAGTAAACTCTTCTTCCATACCTTCAAAGAGTTCTTCTATAGCAAAGTCTGTCATTATGCACTTCCCTCTGTCTTTGTCCATCTAGTAAGGCGAAGAACATTACCTTCTCTAGTTATCTCTGGTTTCTTCTTCTCTTCCATATAATCTTCCATTAACATATTACGATGATCTTCAATCTCATCTAAGATCTCTGGGTATCCTTCAACCCAATCTAGAAAGGCTGACATAAGTGTTATAACGTGTACTAAGTGAGCTTGTGTATCAGTGTCAAGATGTGGAGAAACATATATACCAGTAGCAATATCTCCTGACCAACTTCCATCTTCTTCTATAACAGGCTTAACAACTAATGCCGCTTCATCTTCTTTAACTTCATAACGAGCCATTAGGCTTTCCTTCTTTTTACAGTTATTCTAACTTCTTTACAAGGTTTTCCACGCTCTGTCAACCAATCCTTTGGTATTAGTCTATGTGACCATTTGAAACCATACTTATTACACCAATCTGAATAACGAGACTTTGCACCTTTGTACAGTCTAGAGTTAGCATTACTAAAGACAAACCTTATATCTAACTTAGGGTGTTGTCTTTGTATTTCAAGATGCTTTCTTCTGTCAGCTGCGCTAAAGATACCTTTGGTTTCTATAATAATACCATTGTCCAGTTCAAAGTCTGGTGTATATGTGCGGTATTTTAGATCTTCCCACTCTATCTTTAACTTCTCGTATCGAACTTCTTTTTGATGCTCCGATAAAAAAGCAGCGGCCTCAACTTCAAGACCACTGCGATATAACCTAGTGTTATGTCTTCTCTTAGCCATTAACTTCGACATAATTAACTAGGGGTGGCGTTAGTTTACCCTTGTACACTTTTGAGGGTAGTACTTTTAGATTAGGGAAACACTTATGTTTAAACTGACAGAAATTACACCCATCATTTAACACAATATTACCACTAGGCACCTTGCGATAAGTCTCTGGAACAGGTTGAAAGCAACGTTCAAAAGGTTCATCATTGTCAATATAATCAACAGTGTCTTGAATATCCTTAAGAACTTTCTCTTTATCTACCCCGGAAGCATCAACATATTTGAACTCACCACTGTTCTTATTGATAACCCACCAGCCACCTACATCCTTACCAGCGCCCTCTGAATAACCAACTAACTGAGATACATATCCAAACCCGTCACTCTTTTGCATCTCTTCAATAGAGTCAAACTTGTTGTTGTATGAATACCAAGATGCAGACTTAACATCGTCAATCCTTCCATCCATTTCCATATCATACTCCCCCTTAATCTCTTGACCATTAGGGAGTTTTAGTACAACTTTATCATTATCTTTGAAGCTAACATCAGCGGCGGTAAGCAAGCCTTTGAATACAGCCTCGACAATATCACCAAGAATCATATTCATAAGGAAGTGAGGTGGAAAAGGTTCCTTACCTTCTGGATCATTCTTCTCAAACCATAGCTGACACTTAGGCTTACCTATGTTAGACATACGTAACCTAAAACTATCACGAGGCCCACTAGCAAACTGCTTTAGCATAGCTGCCTTGACATCAGAGGCGACTTTATCAATCACCCCCTCTGCCATTGCAACTTCACCCGCCATAGCTTTCTGCAAGTACGTGTAGACAGATAACTCTGCAGGGTGGTTCATTAGAACACCTCTCCTTCAATAGTATTATCTTCACAGTTCTCATTATACTTTTCCAAAATCATATTATTTACGTAGTCAATATAGTCTTGAAAGTTTTGGATGTTTTCCTTATCAGTAGGCTGAATGTCAACCTTTGATCCCGGGGAGGCAACTATAACACCATAATCAGGCCCGTTAGGAATAGACTGACTGTCACCTGTTAAGTTAATCTCCTGAGTGAGAACTTCTATAGGACGTTTTCTAGCTAAGACTGAATCAATAGATTTTAAACTGTCTCGATTCTTAACGTCCATAATAAATGGAATATCTTGGATAGTAGTGCTTACAGAGTTACCTTCTTCATCTACAGGGGAGTCTACAGACAGGTGGCCCATAAGAACCTTAACCCTTTTGACAGACTTCATATGCTCTTTCATAGCATCAGACAAGCTGTCATAATCCTCTACAAAACCACCAGAAGGACGCCCAATATTGTAGCTACCAATGTTATCCTTTAAGTCACCCTTTAAAGTGGGTGCCATAACTGACTTCTCAAACTGTTCAGTGTTATTATTCCACCGTACCCATTGCATACGAATAGCCATAATTCGTACAGTAACTTGTTGTGCGTACACAACCTCATCACCCTGTGTGATTTGATATGTTCCAACAGGTAGGATCTCTGCTTTTATTTGCTTACCGCCCACATCTTGCATACCCATAATAGCTTTATGGATCTGAGTAACCCTAGTTATACTTGGTGTAGACGATTGGTCTGTACTAGCCGGGATGATCCCCATCATTGCTTCAAGATCATCACCAAAAGTTGCTAATTCCGTATTCATACTTATGCCCTTTCTGAGCGTTAAAAAGAAACTTAGTTATAGCTTATTAGCTAAGTAGTGTCAAGTAAATTAGTGTATGTCTGCGTAAGTTTTTCCAAACTGTGCATCAACGCCAAGATCAACATTCAGTCGTAGCTGTCTGTTAACTTCTTCTATAGAGTAGTTCATATTCATTGCTGTTTCTATCTGCTTTCCTTCTTTTACAAGTGCTATTATTTCATCGTGAAACTGACCTACAGTCCTAACGTCCTTGTCACGACATTTCTTAACCCAAACATCGAAGCAATAAACTCCAGTGCTTTGGTTTAGTGTAGAGAAACGATCCTTCTCGCTGCGTAGGCTATGCCAGAACTTTGATACAGGGTTCTGAACCCACATACCGCCAAACAGTTCACGCTTACGTAGTGTTGATGCCACCTTCTGTACTGACCAGTTACGTGACCAGAATGCATCTAGTAGCTTCTGAGCTTCCTTCTTTGACATACCTGTCTCACGAGCCAGTTTAGCGGCTCCTACGCCATAGGTAGCTGAGTAGTTTACTACCTTGTAATTCTTTCGTAGATCTTTAAGAGACTTTTCACCTGAGTTATGTTTGTCAATATCCTCTTGGCTAATTATCCCGGCGTGTTTAGCTAGGTCAAGGTGAGGATCAAAGCCATCCCTAGACATTTCAGCTACATAGTTAGGGTCAAGAGGCTTCATATAGTGACGTTTAGTCGTGTCCTCTAGGCTAGTCATATCAGCCCCACATAGAACGTAACCCTCTGGCGCAGTAAGTAGTCCACGTATCTCTTTACCGTAGGGCTTCTCTACTGAGGGAAGGTTAACTAAAGGCTTTGCGTGTTTGAACCGTAAGGTGTTTGTCATTCCCGCAATCGTAGCCTGTACATAACCATCAGACTCACAGTCTATGATACCTTTAAGCACAGCGATACGGTGGCTAAGGACAGACAGTCCATCTAGGATAGCGACTGCAGGGTCTTCAGAGATAAGTTTAGTTACAGAGGGGCAAAGCTCTCCATCCTTACGTACTTGTGGAACCTGACGCTCAACACCGTCTGGCCCTCGTACAAACTTAAATGTTCGAGGAACCCAGCCAATAGAGTAGAGCCATTCTTTTACTTGCTCTGGTGAGTTAGGGTTACCCTGACGTTCACCTGTCTTAACAACAAAAGACTGAACACTGTCTGGTTGTTTGTACTGTTTACGCAGTTCTTCAAACTTTTCCCCGTGAGAAGACAGTTCGCCATCTTTCTTGTACATAACCTTTGGACGTTGCTGTACCTTAGTCAAGATCTGCTTTGGCATAGCTTCCGCAAGCTCAACTATCTTTAACTCTTTCTTAGCTTCCCACACGTACAGGTAACCTTTTGCAGACTCAATATCAACCTTCCACTTCAAGGCTTCTTGCTCCGCAGCGCATTCCATCTTGAATGATAGGTACTTTATAAACTGCCACTTGTCTTGATCGTTAGGGTACAGCTTTGAAAGCTTGATATCCAAGTCACGCCATAAACGAGAGTTAATCTTTACATCCTCATTACACCTATGAGCATACTCTTCCTGAGTTAAGTTTACCCAGTCCGTAACCTCTGGTTTCTTTACATTGTAATACTCTCCATAAGTCTCTAGGCCGTGCTTTGGCTTAGTGTGATTAACGTACCAAGATAAGGCTAAGGTATCAACTAACTTAGCTTTAACCTTTATACCTAATACTTTATTAACCACAGGTATATCAAACCTGATAATGTTGTGACCAATAAGTGTATCGGATTGTTCAAAGAATGTACGCATAGTATTATAGTCGTGAGTACTCTTAATCTTACCAGAGTCATCTTCCCAAGACAGTACGTGTATTTTTGTGGCATCCAAGCCATCAGTTTCAATATCAAAAACTGGCATTACTTTTCCTTTGTCATATATTTATATAATTTCATTATTGTTTCGGGCTTATCTCCTAAATGCCCATTAGCTAGATTGCAACTGGTACATAACCAGCCTCTAAACTTATAAGTGGTGTGACAGTGGTCAGTTACAAGACCTGTAACACCATTGGGTGGTTTACCGCAACACTCACATAGATCAGGTGGTGGGCCGTGTATTTCTCTCAAATTTCTTACTATTCTTTGATTGAACTGTGTACAAGATCTACAATCACCTCTGTGGCTTTTGCTACCATCCTTTTTAAAATACTGAGAGTCAAAGTTTTCTATAGGTTTTTCTATATTACAAATCTTACAAACCTTAGTTTGACCACTACCTTTATAAGAATTGTTATCTTCAACATCTTTAATATGTACTGGTAGATCATTCCACAAAGATTCCTGCATCAGATAACCTCTCTAAGGGTAAACGTTTCTGTATTGAACCGCATCATACCAGCAAAGCCTTCTTCTGAGCAGGGTCTATTCTTCTGTACAGATATGTGTGTAGTGTTACGCTCATCAAAGTCAGAGGCTTCCTTGTCACGACTGAGATCAATAATAACAGAGGCACGTTGACCAATCATCTTACAGTACTTGGGGTCACCATTGTCATTAGTGTGAGCAATAGTAACAATACCTACGTTTAACTCAGCGGATAACTTAGACAGACGTACTGATAGATCAGCTAACATCTGCTCCTTCCCTTCCTCAGATGAGCCAGAAACAACATCTTGGATAGGTTCAAAGAAGACAAACTTACAGCCACACGCCTGACTAAAGTAACGTATCTGGTCACACAATGCATCAGCACCCTGACCGTCACTTAAATAAAACTGATAAAACAGTTCATCCTTAGTGATACGCTCAATAGCATCCATCACCGCATCATCAGCATTCTTCTCAGCAATCAGATCCCGGCGTGTCAAGTTATCACCTAGCTCATAAGACACAAGACCAAGCAGTGATCGTAGCTTAGTCTCTTCCAAGTGCCAAGCTGCGAATGGAACCTTATGCTGTAGCATATTGTATTCTAAGAACCGCATTATTTCTGTCTTACCAATGCCAGTCGGAGCCTTGATAACTGTAAAGTGACCTTGCATTAAGCCAAGGATCTTATCATCCAGTGCTTGAATACCTGTAGGGATATACTGATGCTCTGGCGTATCTTTGTACAGAGATATAAAGTCTTGTGTACTGTTAAGAACATTCTCTGGTGTGTACTTCTTAGCATTCCACCAAGCAGTCTTAAACTCGTTACTAGCCCTATTAGTTAAGAACTCGTTTGCGTCCTTAAACTTATCGTGAGGAACACGGTAGACTTTGTTAGGGAATAGCTTTGCTATCTTATCAGCTACTGCATTACCAGCTTCATCATTGTCAACTGATAGAACAATCTTCTCAAAACTATTTAACCAGTCTGAACAGTTCTCCCACAGTTTCTTAGAAGGTGTTGCGCTGGGCAGAGACACCACAGGGTTAGTGTAGTTACTCTTAAGCATCTGAGCCACTGATAATGCATCAAGCTCGCCCTCAGTGATCGTGACCATCTTAGATGACCCAGCCGTAAACAGGTTCATACCAAACAGTTCATCACCTTTGAAGTTATCTTTTGTGTAGAAAACTTTATCTTCTAGTCTGCGAACTTTCTTACCACCACTAGGATAGACATACTCTTGTCGATCAGGATAGGTAAGAACACCGTAGTCTTCCATAGTTTTCTGAGTTATACCCCTCATAGCTATATAACTACCCGTTTGGGTATTTTCTGATCTTTGGGGTAGGCTTCTTACATTAGATGTCATAGTAGATCCTTGTGGTAAGGGGTACTTCTCAGCTGCCCACTCAAATTTCTGGTACTTAGATGGGTAAGATCTGTCACAAGCGTGACACTTGCCAAACCCACTCGTGTTGAAACTAAATGCATCAGAAGACCCACACTCTACGTATGGGCAAGGCTGATGCGCTATCTCTTGTGTCATATTTGATTAGCCTCGTATCTCTCTAATGCTCTCTTACGTTCTTCATCATCAAACTCTCTAATAAGTTTATTCTTAGTTAGGAACCTTCTGAGTGTATCTATCTCTTTCTGTTGTTGCTTTATTTGCCAACGCATATCTTCTATCGTTCCAGCCATACTCATTTCTTAAACATCCTCTTCAATCTCATTACGACAAGGTATAACAGAACCCCGGGAATAAATCCAATGCTCATTAGTATTACTGACAAGGCTATTAAGTATGGAATCCATTCTGATAGGCTCATATCACTCTTCCTCTAAACAAAACCCGCACATCTTATTCATTGCAGGGCCACCGCAGCTTACACAAGTCTGCCACTTTTCATTTTCTAAACCTCTTTTTATTAGTGTTACAAACCCTACGTTAAAAATAGCTGCGAATGTCTCAGGGTCACACTCCACTTGTAATGTGGCACTACCATCCTCGTGTTCTTCTACCTCTGTTACTTTTACTGGTTTGTTTATGTATTCACTCATCTATTATTACCTTTTTGTTATACTTACGGAACCTTTTGTTGTAGGCACGTTTGATCTTCTTTAGTTGACCTGTCTTCCAGTGTAGAAATCTGCGCCCCTTAGTAAGACCATCATACTCATCACCGCCCTTCATTGGTATACGTTTATTCATCACTTACTCCTATACAAGGTAGTAGAATAGTTTGCTTACAGTAGCGAGGAAACTCGTCATACGTCATAGCAATCAGTATAGGTAGACCAGCTATTATAAATGCGACTATAGCTGATGCCTTGATTGCACCTTTAATGTTACCTGCCATTATCTTTTATCCTTTGCTAATGCCATCCAAGAAACAGGAAACAACTTGTGCATATTGACGCTAATCTGTTTGGCTACCTCTTGTGTCTCGGCCTGTGTGTCAGACGCACAACGTAGCTTGCACATATCAGCAAACGCATCCAAGCTACCTGACCAGTACCACTCAGTCATCATAGACTGTGGTAGTACCATACGTGCTTGCTCTGGACATACATCATTCTCAAGCAACTCTTTATAGGCGTTAAAGCAAGCTGTGTGACTTTCCTTAACTACAAAATCTAGATCGTCATCATACCACTCGCCAGTACTACCTTGTTTCTTATCCTCACTGCGTCCACGCCAAGATCTAGGCTCATAGAACTCAGGCTCACTGTCCACATACCTACGGCTAATCTCATTCCATCGTAGGAACTTATGCTTGACTAACTGTCTAGCTACAAAGACTGGAGCCTTTATATGGAAACTAGCAAAACAATGCCCGAATGGGCTGATGTGTTTGTGCTTGGCTAGGTATTGTATAAGCTTCTCATCTTTCTTTTTAAGGTGTTGCTTAAAGCTGTAAGCATCTGACTCTTCATAATCCCACTCAGTTTCTTTTCCGAATGAAACTCTCGCAGCGTTACAGACTGTAAGATCATTACCCATACTACCTTTGTAAGTTACTTCAATCATTTATTTACCTCACTTAATATGATACATATAAAACCAATAATCAAGAATGCAAGTATAGATGCACCTGTTACCGCTTCAATCATTTATTTACCTTTCCAGTGCTGACCTTCAAATGTTTTTATTCTGTGACATATAGCACATAAAACTTCACATTTAGATAACTCGTCCTTTAATTTCTTTTTACTTTTAGTGTTTCTACCAAAAACTGCATAGTGTGTTACGTGACTTATATTACATAACTTTGTTGAAGGATTTATGTGATTAAACTCTAGAGCTGCGTGATGTTCTTTGTAACCACAAACTGCACAACCTTTCATAGTTTTAAGTCTTCTTATTATAGCTTGACCTTTAGCTTGATGTTTTCTCTTTCTCTCTGCATCATACTTTCTATAGTCATCACTCCTGACCCTACTCATTTGTTCTTGTTCCTCTTATCCAAGGCTGTAGTAGCACCAGCCAGTGTGTTTACCATATAAGGCTTTACGCTACTAGGATTCTGATGGCCTGACACTTGCATAATACCAGCTATGTCAACACCTGCCTCAACCATTTCTGTGATAGCAGTACGGCGTAAATCCATAGCACATAGGTCACTTGGTAGATTAGCTGTGGCGAGTATATCATTGGTAACAATAGATATATCCCTCTTCTCATAAGTTACAAATTTACCTGCCCGGGGATAGGGTTTAGGTGCTACCCATTCTTGAAACCCAAAGGCTTCCTTCTGGATCTTTAGCATTTTATTGAGACTGTCACCGATAGGCAGGTGTACATCAACTCCACGCTTACTCTGTTCTATGTCAAGGCGCTGGGCGTCTAAGTCAAGGTGTTGCCACTTTAGTAGCCTCATATCACCTATACGTTGCGCCC